AACAATCGATCCTTGACAAATTGGGAGAAAAGAGTATAAATTGGGAATATCTTGGTATATCATATGATAACCGAGTAAACAGAATAACCTATGAGGAGGTTGTTGATGATACAAGACCTATACAAACAAAAAAGGTCCTTGGAGTTGAAGTGGGAACAGGAGCATATTGACAATAATAGATATACTCTTGAAATGGTCAGAATTGATGACAAAGTTAAACAAGTCATCACAGAGATCAAGCTGGAAGAAGCAGCTATTGCTCACAGACAGAATAGCGTTGAAGGCGCTGCTCCACAAGTTTCTGTAGCTACTTAATCAAAAGCTACATCGTTGGAAAAATCCAATCCACATTACAGGCTCTCTTGCACTCTACTAAAAACTGTTGTATAAAAAGCACACTATACAATTTAAAATAAGTTAAATGTAGACGCGTATAGTCGACATTCCCTAGGGACTACATTTAAGATATCTAGGAGGATATTAATATGGCTAACACAACTTTTACAGGTCCGGTACGATCTGAAAGCACACTTAAAACAATAAGTAAAAACTCTAGCACTGGAGCAATTACTGAAGTCATCACTATGGGTGATGGACCCGTTGCATTAGGAGATGAAAATAAAACTCTTGATAACGCAACACATAGTGGAAGAACTCTTGTAGTTCCTGCACTTGCAGCTAACAGAACAATTACATTACCAGCACCCGTTGCTGGTGCACACTTTAAATTTATTTATGGTGGCGCTGCGGAAGAAGCAGAAAATTTAATTATAATAACACCAGGAAATGCTAATTTCTTTATTGGTGGAATTATTCATTTAGATTCTAATGCTGATAACGTATCTGTTTATTCTAATGGAAGCTCTAACTCAAGTTTAACTCTTACAGACTTTGGTTTATTTGAAATAAATATTTTGGCTAAAGATAGCACAAACTATTACATTTGGGGTCAAGCAGAAGGTGCAGACGTACCTGCATTTGCAGATCAGTAATACATAATTATGTGGGGCTTCGGCCCCACAGTTTCTTAATTAAGGAGGGAAACAAATGGCAGACACAGTAACAGGACCAACTATCCTACAACAAAACGACAAACGAGTTGTTATCAAAATAGTAAATCAATCAGACGGATCAGGTGGAACTACAGTTTTTGGAGATGTTTCAGCATTAGATGCTAGAGAAGACGGAACTGCAGTAGCTCACTTAGGATTACTTAGAGTTTGGTATTCATGTCAAGGTGGCGATGGAGGAGACTCTTATGCTAGATTAGATGAAGAAGACTCTGATGGAGATATTCCTATCATTGGATTAACTGGTGCAGGATATTGGGACTTTAGAGAATTTGGTGGAATACCAGCAGATAAATCTAGTAATAGTAATCAAAGTGATGTGAACTTTGTTGTACCAGGCGCAGCTGATTCTGGTAACATGTATACAATTATAGCAGAGTTTCAGAAAATTTATTAAGGAGGGTAACTAATGGCCAATACAACTTCCGGCACAGTTACTTTCGATAAAACTTTTGCTGTTGATGATTTAATAGCAGAAGCATATGAACGTATAGGTTCACAAGTAACTTCTGGGTATCAATTAAAATCTGCAAGAAGATCTTTAAATATTCTTTTTCAAGAATGGGGTAATAGAGGTTTGCACTACTGGGAAGTAGGTGAAACTAATATTGATTTAATTGAAGGCCAAGCTGAATACACTTTCTACAGATCAAGTGGAGATGGAACAAGTTCTAGTACAAATGCAACATCTAATGTTTATGGTGTGGCCGATGTTTTAGAAGCAACGTTTAGACAAAATCGAACTTCAACATCACAATCAGATTCAGCAATGACTAAAATTGATAGATCAACTTATTCTAGTCTATCTGCAAAATTATCTAAAGGAACTCCATCACAATATTTTGTTCAAAGATTAATTGATAAAACAACTATTACAGTTTATCCAACACCAGATTCAACAGCTGCATCAAAAGATATGCATATTTATTATGTAAAAAGAATACAAGATGCAGACTCAACTTACACGGATGCAACAGATGTACCATATAGATTTGTACCTTGTATGGTTTCAGGATTAGCTTTTTATTTAGCACAAAAATTTAATCCACAAGCAACACAACAATTAAAATTATATTATGAAGATGAACTAGCAAGAGCGTTAGCTGAAGATGGTTCTTCATCAAGTACTTACATAACCCCTAAAACTTATTACCCAGGAACTTAATGGCACAAGCAAGAGGAAAATACGCAAAAGCAATATCTGATAGATCAGGAATGGAGTTTCCATACAGAGAAATGGTTAAAGAATGGAACGGTCATTTAGTGCATCAATCTGAATTTGAAGCCAAACATCCTCAACTACAATTAAGATCAAGATCAGGAGATGCACAAAGTTTATATGATGCAAGACCTGCTCGAGAAGAAAACGAAGTAGCTAGACCCTTGGGACCTGATCCTTTTGAAACGATTGCAGCATCATCAGGTATTATAAATGTATTTGAAAAATCTCATGGTAGATCAACAAGTGACACTGTAAGATTTAGAGGACCAATTTATACAACATCAGATCCAGACGCTTTTCAAAACCCAGTTGGTTTTGATGGTGTTACAGGAGCTAATTTAGCAAAAGCCGCAGGATATTCTATTACAGTTGGTAAAAGAGATTCAAGCGGAAATATAACTAACACAGAAAATTTCTATCACTTTACTGTAGACACAAACACTGCTACAACAGGTGGTATATCAGGAGGAGGCAATAGTTGTTCGGCTGGTCCAGCAACATTGACAGCGTAATATGGCAGGAATAAGTGCATCAGGATTAAAAACACAAATAAGAAGTTATACGGAAGTTAGCTCTACTGTGTTATCAGACAGTGTAATAGAAAACATAATATTAAATGCACAATATAGAATTTTTAGAGATGTTCCAATTGATGCTGATAGAAAAACATCTACAGGTAATTTTACATCTGGAACAGGTACTGTAACAGTTCCTGCAGGAGCTGTATTTGTTAGAGCAGTACAGGTTTATACTGCAACTGGATCTACTTATACTGGTGCTAATACTTATTTAGAAAAAAGAGATTTAACATTTTTAGAAGAATATATTTCAGCAACTACATCTACTGGAACACCAAAATACTATGCTATGTTAGATACAGGAGCAACTGGAGAAAGCTCGTCCAACTCTGGTTCTATAATTGTATCACCAACACCAAGCGGGACGTTTGCTTACAAAATTCATTACAACGCAGTGCCAAGTATATTTGAAAATAATGATACTAATTATATTAGTATGAATTTTCCAAATGGTCTGTTATATTGTTGCCTAGCAGAAGCTTACGGGTTTCTAAAAGGTCCAGCTGACATGCTGCAATTATACGAACAAAAATACCAACAAGAAGTACAAAAATTTGGAGGAGAACAACTAGGTAGAAGACGAAGAGATGATTACACAGATGGAACAGTAAGAATCCCAGTGCCTTCTCAAACACCTTAAGGATTTAAATTATGGCATCAACATTTACAGATCTTGGTATAGAACTAATGTCCACTGGCGAAAACGCCGGGACTTGGGGAGATAAAACTAATACTAACTTACAAATCGTAGAAAAAGCAATTGCTGGTTATGTAGAGAAATCTATAGCTGGCGGTGCTCAAACAACTGCATTATCTATCACTGATGGGACAACAACAGAATCAGATTCAATAGCTCGTCACGCTGTTATAAAATTAACAGGATCAATTACAGGCAATCAAATTGTAACTGTTCCAGACTCAATAGAAAAAGTTTATATTATAACTAATGGTACATCAGGTGCTTATACTGTACAATTTAAAACAGCATCAGGTACTGGTATTACTTTTGGTGTATCAGAAAAAACTACAAGACTTGTTTATTCAGACGGAACAAATCTTGTTGATGCAGGTTTCGGTGGATCTCTTGATGTAGAAGGAAGAGAATTAGTCTTAGATGCTGATGGAGATACTTCTCTTACAGCAGATACAGATGATCAAATAGATATTAAAATTGGTGGCACAGATCAAATTAAATTAGTTGATGGAGCTATTGTCCCTGTTACAGATAATGACATAGATTTAGGTACATCAAGTTTAGAATTTAAAGATGCATTTTTTGATGGCACAGTAACTGCAGATGCTTTTGCAGGGCCCCTTACAGGCGATGTAACAGGAAATGTTTCTGGAACTGCAGCAACAGTAACAACTGCTGCGCAATCTAATATTACATCATTAGGAACTTTAACAACTTTAACAGTTGATGATATTACAATAAACGGAAGTACAATATCTGACAGTGGTGATTTTACTGTAGATGGTGGCGCTGATATTATATTAGATGCTGACGGTGGAGATATATTTTTTAAAGATGGTGGAACTACTTTTGGTAGTGCAACAAACACATCAGGAAATTTAATTATAAAATCAGGAACTACAACTGCATTAACATTTAGTGGTGCAAACGTTACAGTTGCTGGAGATCTTACAGTATCAGGTGATGATATTACTATGGGTACAAACACTGCAGGTAAT